ATCGGTGAGCGTCGTTTGCCTGATGAAGCACCTGTTGTTGAAGATGCCGAACAAGAACTGCTACGCCCACAGTTACGCGAAGGGCAGGAACAAGGGGAACTATTCCCAACAACGTCAGAGACTACCGCAGCCGCTACCGAACAGCGTAATGCCGCAGGGATAACACCTGACGATGCCACACAAACCGTAGAACAGCGCGAAGAAGCAGAACAGCAGTTAGAATTAGATTTACAAGAACAATCGGCGAAAGACAAAACCGACGAGTACCTGAAAAAAGACAGAGATACACTGCAAGCAGAGATGCTTGAATCGGTAAAATCTAAACAGGACACGAAAGTCACAAAAGAAATGCTCGACGAGTTAGGTGTATTTGGGCGAGCACCGCTACGAGACAAGATTATAGGTAAGGATATTTCTGATCCTGAAGTCCAAAAAAGTTTGCGTAATTACGCTAAAAACAGCATCATTAAAAATAAAGTTCCAGAGTTAGAACAACGAGTCGAAACCCTGTTAGGAGGACTTAATGACGCTAGACCTAAAGAACAAGGAACTGGAACAAGCACTGGAAGTAGTCAACCAAGCGTGGCTGGAAGCGGACGGACAGACAGTAGAGCTGTCGATACCGCCGAACCTGCAGCATCTGACGCAGGACCAGTGGGAGGAAGTGTGCTGGATACTGACGGAGTTGACACTGCAGCAGGAGTACAGCGAGATACACTAACAAATGAAGAACGTGAGTTTATCGAAGCGCACGAGAAGTTCCCACTACCTGAAAATCAAGCACGGTACGATGAGCTTGTGCAGAAGCGTGACGGTACAACCTCCAAAGCTGAACCAGAGGTTGCGCAAGAACAAATTCAAGAGTTACAAGAAACTGTAGAAGCTACAGTAGCTAAACCAGTCGCTCCGTCATCAGACTTAACAGCCGCACAAGTACAATATATTCGTGAAAACCCCTTGTCCCCCGAAGCACTAACAGAGGCTGAAAAGAGAAGACTTATACGTGAAACCCCTGGTGGGTACGAAGCTATGGTGCGTAACGCACTAGAAGAAACAGGTACACGTACACCTGCGGAAGTTCTTGTAGAGCCAGACGATCTAGCAGCAAGAAAGGCTAGACTTGCGGAAGGTCAATCAGCTCCGTTGAATATGCCCGAATCTGCTGCCGCTGTAGGTGGAGCAGAGACAGGTGCCGCCGCACAAGCTATCCCTCAAGGAGTACAAGTAGAAGGCGCACCACAAGTTCGCGGTGCCTCAGTACCACAAGAACAGCTACAAGCAGTAGAAGCACAGCGAGATGCAGCAGCACAAGCGCGTATCGATAGAGTGTTTAATAGCAATCGGGGCAAACAGCCACAAATTAGAGAATATCACGATACACAAGTAGACCCACGGTCTGCGCCAGAAGTCACAACTGCTGTGGACAAAGAAGGTATTGCAGACCTACTTGAAACCGCAGATAAAGAACTTGATACGCAAGCTAAAGCTGCAAAATTATTTTTTAAACGGTTCCGTAGACCTGTTGATGCCCTCGCCGAAATGGGCGCAGTTAGTGTGTCAGGCCCGACTCAAAATATTGAGTTAGATTTCGTAAAAGATTTTAATTTAGACAAAGACGGCAAATCTATCAAAACTAAAGAAGACTTAACGCCAGAAGATATGACGGCTGATTTTGCTTTTTATAAAGGTATGACTCAGAAAACCGCTAAAGACGCACGTAGGTGGGTATTCGATAACTTATCTCGTCAAGCATTTGTAGAGACACGTGATGCGAGTGTCCGCGCACGTATTAGCCCTAACGATAACCGCTCCGATGCGTATCTAGGCGTTGTAAAAGCTGCTAAAGCTATTGTAGCAAGCGATGCTAGAAAAGTTAGAAAGAGTTTAAGTAGGCAGGAAAAAGGCACTGCCGAAGCAGCGCGTAAGGGCGAAGTCCAAAAGCAACTAGAAAAGCAAACAGAACTACCCTTGTCTTTGGTTGCACCTGCACCTGTACGTCTTTCTTCAGGTCAGGAAATATATAGAGCCACACCCGCTAAAAAAGGCCTATCGACAATCGAAGCCCTACTAACAGAGCAGGGTTTTAAACGCCGTAAAGTTCGTAAGAACGAAACGGTTTCCGAAGATGTCTATACGCTATTAGACGAGGTAGACGGCAAAGAAGTTTTATATGTGTACCAAGATACGCGTAACGATAACGAACTGCTCACAAAAGAGTACCACAAAGAAGTTGTCGATGACCTAGAGTATTCACTAGAAAACTACGGCTTGTTGCTTGCGGACCCTGTAAAAGGGTTAGACCAAAAGCTGCTGCCAAGCATTCAAAATGCAGTTCAACGTGGCGATATGCGGTTCGCGCTAAATGCGATCTCAGCGACAAGTAACGTAAAGCGTATTAGGCAGATTGCGGCTAAGTTAGCGACTGTCGTCGGTGATACAAAGGTACAAGTGACAGAGGACTTGTCTCAAGTAACGGGGCGCACTGCTGCTGGCTTGTTTGAACCCTCAACAAATACAATCTACATCGACGCCAACCGTGGCATGAACGTGCATACTATCCTGCACGAGATGACCCACGCAGCTACATCTGCTAAACTCGCAAACCCATCGCTGCCAGAAACAAAGCAACTGCAGTCGATCATGAACACGATACGCGATCAATTCGGCGAAGTGTATGGTACTCAGAACCTAGACGAGTTTGTAGCCGAAGCGTTTAGTAACCCAGAGTTCCAACGTGCGTTAGCATTGACCCGCATGGATGGTGGTAAAATTTCCGCATGGGATCGTTTTGTAAACGCTGTACAGCGTGTGATCCGTAAACTGCTTGGACTAGCACCGAAGAACGTCCAGTCCGCTATGGATGAAGTTGATACTATTGTCAGCGGTATGTTGGCTCCATCTCCTGCTACACGTGCGGCACCGAACCTGCTGCTAGTTGGACGTACAAAGCAAGGTGCAGCGAGCCTAATCCAAAGCGCGGCAAATTTAGCACCTGAAACTTCTAGTAAGATTAGCGATCTAGGTGACGTGATCGTAAATGAAGGAATCGCACCCAAGATTAAATCGTTCACTCTTGATATGTTACCTGTAAACATCTTGGTAGATATTGCTAAAAAGTATATCCCGTTCGCGGAAGAACTAAGCACGATCATCAACAATATGAGTGGTGCGCTACGTGCTAAATCTGAAGTACTAGATTCGATGCTTTTCGATCTGCATAAATGGCAGCGTAAAAATCCAGAGCGTTCTCGTATACTGAATAACATCATCCCACGTAGTACGTATCTAAAAGTCGATCCTTCTCGCACTGATTCAGCCCATATGAAATATGTACGAGAAAGTAGACAGCGTTCAGCCGAATACGATCAATTACGGGCTGAGTTTGAAAAGCTAGATGCAAAAGGGCAGCAGTTATATCAGCAGCTTCGTAACTATTTCCAAGATACATACGACGATATTATCAAAGCATTGGATGCACGTCTGGATGCCACAATCCCTGACGCAGAAGTAAAGCGTAATGCTTTCGAGCAATTACGGCAGATGCTGCAGAAAGACACAGGAGTTATCCGTCCATACTTCCCATTGATGCGTAAAGGTAAGTATCGCTTGTTTTATAATGCTCCAGACCAACTACGAGAAGGTGCGCCAGAAACCTTCGTAGAGTACTACCCGACACGGCGTAAAGCAGAACAAGCTATGGCTGCAGCGAAGAGTCAAGGTGCTACAGATATGAAGATTACTCTGGCTTCTAGTCCTATGGATTTTTCGAAAGCGCCATCAACTGGGTTTGTCAGAGATATGCTACAAGCGGTCAATATCCGCAGAGAGATGTTTGACGCCTCCGAAGAAGGTACAGCGGCTTTCAACAAGTTAATGCAGGACTTGGTTGACCTATCATTAGACGCAATGCCAGAACGCTCGTTTATGCAGAACTTTAGACGCCGTAAGGGAGTTCGTGGGTTTATTGGGGACACCACACCGACAGGTATGGATGGGGCAGAGTTCGATGCGTATACTATGCTTAAAGAAAAAGGCCGTGATCTAAATCGCCAGCTCGTACAAATTGGCGGCGCTGCACAACTAGAGAAGTTTAAGAACAAACTAAAAGGAGGCGTAAACGGCGAAGGTACACCATCTTATCTAGAGGACTTACGTACCTCTATGATGGCAGACAAGATGCTTAAAATTGCAAACTTTGCGTCTAGCCCGAACGTACCACAGTATTCGCAAGTAGTGAACAGCCTCGGCTTTGGTATGACGATGGGGCTAAACTTCTCGTCAGCGGCGATTACATTCTTCGATGTGGCGATGAGTGCTATGCCTATCTTGGCGGGTAAACACGGTATCCGTAATACAACTCGCGCGTATCGACTAGCTGCAAAAGGTATGCTGAACGCACCGACTACTCGTACTGTTATGGTGCCAGGCCCAGATGGCAACCCTGTACCGCAAGAAGTTAATATGGGTGTCGCAGGTAAATCTCATGCCAACTACACTGACGCACAACTTGACGAGCGCTTCGGTGCGCAAAACAAGGTAGGTATCTTGGTTAAGCGCGGTAGTGATCAAGGACAATTTAACCAGTCCATGACACAAGAAAACCTTGAGGTGGGCCGTGATGCACCTATGGAAACATTTAACAAATACTCAAGTTTTATGTTCCATCATTCAGAGCGTATTAACAGAGAAACAACGCTCATTGCTGCTTACTTATTAGGTATGGACAAAAAACGTAAAGCGTTGAAAAGAGAACTTACAGATGCCGAGGCTGAACAGGTAGCTCAGGAGGCTATCAACGATACAGAGTTTACTCTTGGTGGTACAGCCGCCGCAGGTAGACCAATCGTAGCGCAGTCGGGTGTAGGTAACATCTTGTTCCTCTTTAAGCGGTTTGCTGTAAGTAAATACTACATGATGTATCGCCTAGCTAAGGATGCGGCTGCATCTGCTGACCCAGAAGAAAGAGCAGCGGCACGTGCAGGTATGCGTAACTTCTTAACCATGACTGCTCTCATGGCAGGTGCAGGTGGTATGCCGTTGATGGGCGCATTCGGCGCAATTTATAACGCGCTAAGTGATGACGATGAAGATGACTTCGATACAGTACTACGCCAAACAGTTGGAGAAGGTATCTACGGCGGTATAGTAAACGAAGTTCTAGGCGCAGACGTGGCAAGTCGTATCTCTATGAATAGCTTGTTATACAGAGCGCCTATCATCGATAAAGATCAAAGTGCATTCTGGACACTAATAGAACAATTAGGTGGCCCTGTTGTGGGTGTAACCCTAAGTGTAGAGCGTGGTATTAAGGACATCGCTGATGGCGAGTTCCAAAGAGGTGTCGAAGCAATGGCACCTGCCGCTATTCGTAACGGTCTGAAAGCTATCCGCTTCACAGACGAAGGCGCATTGACACGCCGTGGTGATGCTATCACGGAAGATATTAACCCCTACAACATAGTGATGCAGGGTCTAGGGTTTGCACCGCAAGCGTATATCCAACAGATGGAAGCAAACAAAAACGCTCGTAGACGTGAGGATGCGATTAGCAGTAGACGTTCAAAGCTGCTACGCCGCCGTAACATGGCGATCCGTGAAGGTGATATTGAAGAACTACGTAGAGTAGAGCAAGACATCGAAGAATATAACAGAGGTCTGCCAAGGGACGTAGATACAGCTAAGAAAGTTATCACTGCAGATACCAAGAGACGTTCACAGAGAACGTTCCAACGTACCACCGCAAACATGCGGGGGGGTATCACAACAACTGAAACTTCCCGTGATATTCTGGATCAATACGACTTCTAAGAAAAAAGCCCCCACTAGGTGTGGGGGCAAGTCTACAAATGGAGAACAACATCTGGTATGAAGTTGTCTAAAAACATTCTATCACATAGTTCGCCAAACTCGTAAACCAAGTTTTTGGTTTTCTACGCAAATCTGTAGCTTGAATTCCCAATTTTTCATTTTTGCAACACTTTTTAGCTGTTTTTTACCTTTATCGGTATTGATGCAGGGTAGGAAAAACGATGATCCTACGTCCATATTGTCCCAATTTATAGTGATCCGAAGCCCATCAGGGTTCAAATCATCCAGTTTCATTACCTTCTGATCCACCGTCAACCTCGTCAAATCCATCAAATGTAAGTTGCAAACAGTCCTGTGCAGGCATGTTAAAGTCTGTACCTTTTGTCAGACGTTTCTTCACGCGTTTCATACCCTTCTTCTGTTTTAGATCATCCACAAGTGATGCGTAGTTAATCTGCTGATCCACACACCAATTCTTAAATGGCTTGATGATAAGGAACAGATGCTTGGTGTCTGGCTCGAACCTTGCGATAAGCTGACCGCGTGGCGTTGCCGAAACAGGTACAAGTTGATCTAGGCCATTGTCGTTCTTGCCACGCAAATCTTCTGTGCTTTCGATCTTCAGGATGTTGTTGTAGTTCTCTGATAGGTAGTTACCGACTGTCTCGTCTACAGATGCGCCGATATCGTTGACGAAGCGGTTACGCTCTATAAGTTGTCCCACGACCCACTTGTATATCTTAGATACATCGTACTTAACGAACCCTAGTTTGTTTGCGATCAGCAGACCTGCGATCACAACGGCGTTACCGTTGGACCAGAAGCGGTTCTCAGCTCCCAACCCTGCGGCTTTGTCTAGTCTAGCTTTCACCCCACGTACTGTGGCTAAGGCTTCTTCACGGTTATTGATGATCCATTGAATGTAGTCTGGCCCAATGTGTCCATAGTGTAGTTTCAAATCTTCATGCAGTTCTGCTGTCTTCTGGACATCTGCGGGATCAAAAATCATCTTAGGGACTTTGATCTCAAACAGCCGCTGCATCTCTGCTTTCGGCGTAGCTTTGTCACGACTTAGAATTTCCCATGCACTGGTGTTGCCAGAACTCAGTGCAAGAAGTTTCCACGGCTTACCACGTACACGCTCCTCGTTACCGTTTGCAGATAGTCGGTTCTTTTGCCGCCCACCTGACACTTGATAAACGTAGTCAGACATTTCCATACTTGTGACGTTTGTCATCTCGTCCGAGATCAAAGGTAAGCTGTGCATGACTTCACCACGGTTCATACGTGAGTTGTGCGTATCTGATTTCTGTAGGGACAAGTATTCTGGGTGTCCCCAGATTGACATAGCTGCAAACTGCGCTGTCGTTTTACCTACCCCAGTACCCCCAAACAAGTGCACAGCCATACTATTCAAACCTGTCAGCGCCATGAGCGGTGAGCCGAAACCAACACCAACCACGTATTGATGCAGTTCAAATCCATCACGATTGTAGAAGTCCAGTAGTTCTAGACTTTTTGCCTTTGTACCCTTTGGCTCAAAGTTATCCATGAAACTAGCGGTTTTAGATGATGGTGGGTTGTAGGTAATCTTGTCAGCTTCGACTAGCTTTTCCCCTAACACAAACGCTTCTAGGTCTTCATCTACCCAACCAAACTGGCGGTGTGCTTCTGATGCGTGTGAAGTATGTTGTAGTTCATCTACCCATCTAGTCGTATATGCCATAAGACCCTCTAAGTTTTTACCCCATGCAGTGACGCCTTGCTTCGACATACTCTTACGAAACTCGTCTTTAGATGTGACATGCGTAAGTGGCACTGTGAACTGACGTACACCGTCTTTAGGTAAGTGTAATCTGAATACTATGGTTTCGCCAAGTTCTTCATCATGTAGGCGACGAGTAACGTACAAGTCGTTGTGGTACAGACAGTTCTCTACAGGATCACCATCTTTATCACTGGTACGTACAAATACGCCCCCCGCCGCACCACGGAAGTAGGGTTTCGGGTACACAGGTACTTCATATTCTTGGGCTTCTTTTTTACCCTGCGGCGGTGCAGTGATTGTAACTTCGCCTTCGCTCTCCCGAATACGCTTGCCTAATACAATCGGCGATTTAATCTGCCCCCACAAAGGGCAGTCCTGGCACACGCCTTCGTTCAACTCGTCAAAACGTGCACATGTGTATGGACCTTTGATCTCGTCCAACTTTTTGCGCATTTCTGCTTCGTTATAATTAGGGTGCTTGTTTGATAACTTAACCGCAGCTTTTTCGGCATCCACACAGAACTTTGCAATCGATAGCCCCGCTCTCCACATAGGTTCGCTGACTTCGTGCTGCTGCATCATTACATACTTAATCTGTGCGCAGCCTCTGCCTTGTGCCGTTTTCTCTACGATTGTTCTAAAAACATTCTCAGAGTTCTCCGCGTATGCTTCGTACAGCGCGTCCGTACCCACATCTATCGTGGTAACTGGCTTCATAACGCCTAGTTTTGACACAAACTCCGACAGCACCACAGGCTCAGGCATCTCTATACCAAGCACTTCAACAGGCAGAGCGGGATCGTCTTTATAATTATGTGTGTTTGGCACACGTAGGATACGCACAGCATCCGCAGTTACAGCGGGATCGGCGAGCAATCCGTTATTCTTACACGCTATCTTCAAACTCTCAGCGGCCTCGATCCAGTCCTGCGCCGAAACCGCTTCGGTAAGGGGCCAGTATACATGTATACCACGGCCACTATTCACCATCAGAGGTCTAGGCAGAGAGAGTTGTTTACAGAAGCTACGTAACGCATCCACAGCGAGCTTCTGTGTAGGGTATTCTTTTGATGGTCCGCAGTCTAAGTCTAAGAAAAGAGACTTGAGTTCTTGAGCGTTGTCGCCCTTGCGGTTCGTGGGTTCTTTAAATGTACTAAGTGCAAAGTATACGTCTAGCCCATCGTTATCGTACTTGTTTGCCGCACGTTCAACTTCTTCGATGGTATTATAGAACTTCTGTATTCTTACGTTATCTTTGCTTCGGGCGGCGAATACGCAGTAGTGCCCATTACTGCCGAGTAGCCCCCGTAAAATCTGCGTTGTTTCCATTTGCTGCTGCTCCTTGTTTGGTGCTGCGGCGAGGAAAATAAGGCAATAAACCCCGCCGCAGCTACGCTTCTACCGTAGTAGATGACTAATTTGTCCCGTTAGTCGTCCCATTCGCCTACGATAGACGCGAGGTCGGCTTCTTCAGTCGGAGCAGCTTCTGACTTTTTTGCGACCTTTTTCGGTTCTGCCACTGGTTCAGGGGCAGCTTCCTTGGTTGGAAAGATGCTTACTTCATCTTCGCCAACACCACCATCACGGACAGCTTGTACCCCATCCGCTTGTGAGACTGTGAAGGTAATCGCTTTCTTAGCGTCTTCACTATCCCGCGCCTCTAGTGCCTGCTTCAGTTCCGCCTCTTCCAAAGGACGAACAGGCTTGAAGAACAGTTTAGGTGTATCGCTGTTCTCGTCGAAATACATCTGTGTCACCACAGCAATAGAAGGTGTCTTGTGATCCTTCAGGTACTTCGCATAGGCTTGCATACCCATCTTGCCATCCTTCGGCGTACCAAAGATTGATGTAGCAGGGATAGACAACTGGTACACAGTATCCATCTGCCCCTCTAACACGATAGCGATACGTTGGGAGAACCTACAGGCACGGCTCTCACCTTGACCCGACCCCTTGATGTTTTGAGGACAATCAAGGCAACGAGCGGCTTGCACTTGATCTTTCGGCACATCTGGGGAAGGTGCGTTTGTATCTGCTGACCAACAAGTAGGGGCAGATGGATTTTCTGGATCATACGTCCCTTGATAGAAAGTACGAGCCAACTTAGCGGCGTCAACAATAACTACGTTCAAGAACCCATCGCTCTTCACGTTTGTTTGGTTTCCACCGACGATCTCGCGGAAGCGTCCACCACGCAGGCTAATTCGGCGTAGGCCAGTGCCGCCACCAGAACCACCAGACAAGTTGTCGTCTGTTTCCATTAACTGCTTGAATAGATCGCTGCTTACTAGGGAGTTACCCTTTTCAAATAATGACATCTCAGTCATGTTCTTCTCCATTGTTTGTAGGGTTTTCATTTTGACCCTGTTTGCTTCTGTCTGTCAATGCCGCTTCTACATCGGCTAACCGAAAGCGGTAGATTTCACCAACAGAAATGTAAGTGCTCTCAGGCAATGCACCTGTGTTCATCCACTTACGGATAGTTGACACTGATACTTGAAAGTACGATGCAACTTTATTGATATTCACATACGGTGTTTCTTGTTCCGTCATTTTTTCCTCACTGACACCACGTACTCGCTATCCACATTAAGGCCCATAGGCACAAGGTCTGGGTTATCTTCTAAGAACTCGCGCACGTGTGTTTGGTTTAGACGCTTCTCGAAAAACTCAGGCACGTCATGTTCTTTGATAAACTTAAACATGCTTTCCCAATCGCTTGTCCAGTAGCGTGTTTTAGTAGTGCGGTAAAACAAACCCTCTGGCGTTTTAACGCTATCTACGTTGTGCTCTTTGCAGTGTTCTAGCAAAGCGCGTTTGATCTTATCTTGCTTTTCAACAAGTTTACCGTCCGCTTCTTTGAACTCAGCAGACAGCTCTGACCGTTTGTTGCGTATACCGATATACGCTTTGACTAACTTCTCAATGGGTACGCCCATCTGTGTTCTCCGTTTTTTAGTTATGTTTCTGGTATATAGTAACCTATGATACCTAGTCAAGCACTTCTTTGTATAATTGTATCATTTGAGTATGTACGTTAATACGTTCATCAAGCATACGGTAAATACGCTTCTCCGCGTTAGACCCTGCAAGTTGTATTACAGTACACTTGTGTTTTTGTCCTGATCGATGGATACGAGCGTTAGCCTGTGCATAGGTTTCTAAAGAAGATGTCGGACCCCACCACACAATAGTGTTGGCAGCAGTCAGCGTGACACCATGCGCAGCCGATTGCGGTTGGATAATTAGCACTTTTGGGTTCGATGTATTCTGGAAACGATCAAATATCTCGGTGCGTTTAGGCGCAGAAACATCTCCTCGTATGACCTCTGACGTGACGCCATCGCTGGTTAGCTTATCGACAAGCATGTCTATGGTGTGTTTGAACGGTACGAACACAAGTACTTTTTGACTGCTCTCGTCGATCACTTCCTTTAACGCTTGGTATCTGTTCTTGATATCGAACTGCACTACATCCCCATCGTCGGTGTAGATTGCACCTGCGCTGATCTGTAGTAGCTTGTTCATGTTGATGGCGGCATTTGCTGCGGTAACTTCTTCTCCCGCGACTTCCATGACCATGCGTTTGCGCAGTGTTTCGTAATACTTCTTCTGCTGTGCGGTCATTTCGATAAAACGCTTTGTGTACACCATGTCGGGCAGGTCTAAGCACTCGTCTTTGGTGAAGCGGATCGCAGGTTGTAGCGTTTTGAACACTGTGTCTTTCGCGTTGTCCTTCGGCTTGTAGGTGAAGTGTGAATACTTAAACATTACCATGTCGCGCCAAGAACTAAAGAACCTCGGCACCGACAATGGATTGACCATCTTGGCTAGGCCGTAGGCGTCCTCTGGACTTTGTGCTGCGGGTGTACCTGTCATCATCCAAAGCCTGTCGTTTTCACCGACCAACTTGTTGAGGGTTTTCCACCGCTTTGTCTGCACATTCTTGTAGTGTGTAGCTTCGTCCACAATAAACAGATCGAACCCGCCCTTGGCGATATCGTCTTTTACTATCTCCACACCATCGTAGTTTATAATTACAAACTCTGCGCCGCTGTTGATGATCTTCTTGCGCTTCTCTTTGCCGCCGTAGGCTACGTCTACAGAACGATGCATAGCGAACGAGAACAAGTCGTTGCGCCACGCCGAATCCATAATAGATAGGGGGCAGATAACCAGTACGCGGTTCACCAAACCTTGGTTCATCAGGTAGTCAGCAGCCCAGATAGCCGATGCTGTTTTACCTGTACCCTGCTCGTTAAAGCAGAACGCCTTTTGGTTCATGGTCAAAAATGCCGCTGTATCTTTCTGGTGAGCGAATGGCTTATACTGTCCAGGCCAGGCGTAGCGTTTAGTAATGGGTGACGGTACGTTTATATTTAAGTTCTTTAGGGTGAGGGCTTCGGACAGCCCCCAGTTTACAAGTACCCTATTCATAGACAACTCCTTACTCTTAGGTATTACCGTTGTGATCTGCTTGGGGTTTCGCACCCGCAACATGAGTGCCTTGTCCTCAATGATCTGCATGTCGTTCTCCGTGGTAGTGTTTCACTACTTCTTTTTGTTTTTAGGTGGTCGGCTCATGCGTCCACCCGCTGCTCTGTTTTTTGATGGGTCTACTAATTTGTATCCATCTTTGTTTTTACCACCCTTGCTCAGTGGCTTTTTGTGGGCGATGTCTTTGCCTTTGCGGTTGATCCCTTTCTTATCAACTGCTCTACGTGCACGTTGCCGTTCCATACGGTTCTCGTGTTCGCCACGTGCTTTCTGCTGTTGATACTCCTTCTTGTAGGGACGTTTCTTGTTTACATAGGGCATCAGTTCTTTCCGTTATGTGGGCACTCTACTACTGGACAGTGGCGCTTGCATAAACCAGATGGACGTGGGTTCCACACATCTGTCTCAAACGCCTTCTCCATCTTACCATAAATCCCTAGCCATTTCTCCCATAGAGTTGAACTCTGCTCTACTTCGTATTCGGCTTTGACAAGGCTATTCGCCACAACGAACAACAACCCTGCACGTACTTTTTTGATCTCGGGGTAGTGCGCAAACACGGTCAATGCCATAAGTTCTAGCTGCCCTTTGTCGGCATATCTAGATGACTTACCTGTCTTGTAGTCTATTACCCATGCAACCTGTGCCAACACATCTACGATGATCAGGTCAGCGATCCCACGAAACCATACTCTCTTACTGAAGAAGTCACACGGCTCAAGAGCAGCCGTTAGTCCCAACTTCTTTTCACATATCTTTACACCGCGCTTGGCGTTCAGGGCATCTAGCGTAGCTTTAATGAAATCGAACTGCGGGGGTAGAGGTGTATCGGAACCGATGTAATCCTCACATGCTTTGTGAAACTCTGTCCCATACCGCATGGCCTCTGTCTCTTCGACAGGGTATTCCTTCAATATCTTCTCATGGTAAAACTGCTTCGGACAAGTCTCGAATGCTTTTGCCTTACTGAACGACCAAGGTGCTATACTCACTCACAATCCCCATACGATTTGGCAGTGCCGCTTTCGCAATCTACTGGAAGTCCTGCGGCCCACTCGGGCGTCCAACGCATACATTCTTCCACATATGCTTGTGCCTGCTCTACTTCGTTGTCTTTTACACAGCATACTATCGAATCGTGTACTGTCAAAACAACCTTATGTTTCTTATTAATTCTTAGCATCTGTTCACCTATGATGCAACGAGCGATAGCTTGGCACACGTTTTCTATAACCTTGCCGCCGTATATACGTGTACGACCACGACGAGTTTTGTAGCTATATTCTAAGCCACGCTCACCTTGCTCTGCGTGTAGCCCATCGTACAAAATCCGTAACCCGCTTGGCATGACCAACGCCGATTTGACCGCATCGACACCGATGATACCCTTGCGACCAAACAAAGCCTCACGGCTGCTTGCTAGTTGTTGGATGCAATGATGTGCGTCCCGCCATACTTTGCTGATAGCGTAGTTCGCATCGCGGTAAATGTTTATGATCCTCCTGGCTTCGTCGGGTGACACTTCATACCCAAACGTCTTGAGCTGCATACCAAACTTCTCAGCCCCCATGCCGTACCCTGCGCCAAGAATTGTGGTCTTACCAACGAACCGCTGATCCTTCGTGACATCCTCTTCGGCGCATCCGTAGATACGCGCAGCCATCTTGACGTACACATCCTCGCCCTTAGAGAACTGGTTTACTAGATCGTTCTGTCCCGCAAACCACGCCAACACTCGCGCTTCGATCTGTGAACTGTCAGCCTCTACTACGGTGTAGCCTTCAGGTGCTACGATAGCCTTCTTTAGTTTCTTCGCATTCGGCCCACGGCTCGGTAAGTTTTGTAGATTAATCTTGTCTGCACCGCCCCAACGCCCAGTGTGTGCGGCGTAGTATCTAACTGGAACGGGAAGTAAGCCACGTTTAGATATATCTATAAACCTCTCTGTGCGTGTTTCTTCTAGCGTAGACTTGTTACCCAGACGTGCAGCAACCAAGGCTTGTACCCTATCGTCGTCATGCTCCTGCAACGCTTTGAACCCTTCGTCAGCTTTGGCTAGGGCATATGTCTCCTTGCCTGTCGTCGGGCTGATCTTCATGGGTGGTTCCACACCAAGTTCTCTCAGCATGTCAGCGAACTTCTGATTGCTCATCAGGTCTTTCTTGTCGGTAACATTCGCATCACGTAGCAACTTGTCTTTACGTTCGCGCGTATCTTCAAGGTGCTGCTCCAACAGTCCAAGGTCTAGGTCTAGCGTAGGTTCAATGAACATCCGCAGTGTTAAGTCGATTAACTTCAACTCTTGCTTGGGGAAGTCCCTACCCATTGTCTTGAACAAATCAAAGCACAGATCGACATCGTTCTTGGCGTACTCGCCGTAGCGTTCTGTCTCCTCGTCGGTGAAGTCTGCGCGGCGTTTACCCTTGGCATTGTGTACCTCAGTGCCTTTGACCCCGACACCGTAGCGTTCCGCTACTGCCTTGAGCGATGCACTTGTTTCGACACCGTGCAGTGCACGTGCCATACACATCGTATCCAACCACGCTTTCGGTTTAACTCCGTAGTGCCAACTCAGTATAGCACCGTCGAACATCGTGTTGTGACATAGGATTGCGCTGTCAGAGAAGTCTATGTGTGATAGTAGACGTTTGATTAACTCTGCATCGCTTAGATACTTTGTAACCTTGTCGTTCTTTTTGATAGCAAGCCCGATCACCTCGAACCTGCTGTCACGTACATATTCCTCAGTCGTCATTTTTGACAACGAATAGTCTTGAGCGTAGTAAGTCTCAAAGTCTAGCGTATAGATATCCATCACTTGCTCACGATCTCGCCGCCACAGGCCATATACCCACAGGCATCTACCCAGTTGTCGAGGTGCTTTTCGTTCTGTCTGATCCGCGCAAGTTTCAGCATAGTCATCATCACCGCCACGTCTTGCGGTTCAATAAAGTCGATACCAAGGTGCGTGTTCCAGTAGGTTGCGACAGTCTGAAAGTTATCTTCCATTGAACCGTGATCTGCGGCACGGTCTTTTGTGACGTATTCTTTCGCTGTGTCTAGGACTTTGGCACGGCTCCATGCAGTTGTCTCCTCGCGCCAGTTGTCTGACCCGATACGGCCTACCAAACCCTTAACAAAAGCTATGTCTACACCACAGGCTTCCGCTACATCAGCGTAATCGGCATTGCGATGCTGCACCAAGTACTGCCATACTTTTTCTTCTTTCTTCGACATGTTACCCTCTCACTGGTCTTAATACTGGTTTTATTGATCTGGACAGCTTCTCAGTCTGTATACAGTACATATCCACGTCACCGTCTGCGTAGAAGTATTTGTACATATCTTCGTTGTCACGAATTGCTATCTGACACGCCTCGTAATCTGGCAAAATCAGATAGGTTTTTATATCGATATCGCGCAGTGAATATTCGATAAAAAGTGCGGTAAAAAACTCCATTTCGGTTGCTCTCCATAAGCTGTTTTTATATTGTCTTGTCGTGGGCGGTTTTTCTGAAACTTCACAGCGTTTTTGTTGGTTGTATCAGACCCGCTATAACCCGATCACAAGCACCGCCCACACGATTTACTTTAGACCCTTACGCTTTTTATACTCTTCGTAAGTCTCGCCGTATTGTGGTCGCCCACCTTTTGCGGCGTTAATCGCAGCTTGTTCATTATACGACAACTTCTTTAGCTCTGGTCGTTTCATCTTTTCGAACTTCGCAAGTACACGCATCTGCAAGCCCATCAACTCTTCTTTATTCATCTATACCATACGCCTCTTTTAGTTTCGCAACGTAGTCATCAAGTTCTTCTCTCGCTGCAAACAAGTCACGCTCCAAATTCGGATACGCATCTCTTGTATGCCGTAACGACTTTAAATTACTGACCTGCTGCTTCAACCATTTTAGTTGCTGTTTTTGGAATGTTGTTAGCTGCTCTTCTAACATTTGCTTCTCCCTAAAAGGGTGGTTCCTCACCCTCATATGTTGGTGTCCATGCAACGTGATCTCTGTAGTGTTTCACTACATGTTCTTCACGCTCTTCGACTAGCCCCATCTCTTTAAGAAACAGGGCTAGTTCTTGTGGTATGTTACTCTGCTGCGATTGCTGCGTCATCACGTAAAACCCGAACGGTATCTTCGATATGTGTCAAGTCCATACCGACATGTTCCGCGCAACCACGGAAACGATCAAGCCAAGCTGCCAAAGCGATACCCGCTTGCTTACGCAACTCTGCTTGCGACTGCGGACTTTCGGGATCGAAAGATACATACCCGCCTGTACCTGCTTTACGTGTCTGCACAGGTGAAATCATTGCGGGATATTCTGTAGTCTTAACTTGTATTGTTTTAGTCTTACGTTCTATGACCTCTTCTTTGACCACAATACGCAAACCTGAAACGAACTGACGTGCCAACTGTAGCTTTGCTTGCCACAGCAAATGCTCGTCCTGCCCATGAAAAGCCTTATACGCAATGTGGTTAGGTTTATCTTCTAACCACCTTACAAACTCTTCTGGTACAAATACATTCCGACCCGTATCGTTTAAATACGCATCGATGATTTTTTGTTTAGTCTTCTTATTAAATCTAGCCAATTTGTTCTCCATTTTTAGCTAACACAAACCTCTCCTCACCTTATCTCTCCATGACGAACCTCAACCGCCAAACCAGAACCGACCCCACCTCGGCACAACTTGCCTCACCATAACCGCCTTGACAGACCGCAACGCACCCAAACATACCGAACATTAACATGCCCTACCATGACCGCCTTACCGCGCCGAACCGACCTTGCAACAACACATCTTGCCACAACCGCCACAACTTGCCGTGACCCACCTCACCGTACCATACCATGACCGCCGCAACTCGCCCTATCATGACCGACCCCAACGGAACTTACCACAACCGCCGAACC